GCATCTTCAATAATTTCTTCAATCGACAGATTAAATGCGACTGTTTCAGATGTTGCCATCTTCCTCCTATTGCCAAATAATTGCTACAGAAGTCGTTGCCGCTACAATTTCAATATATATTCCAGATGTAGATCGAATTCCATTAGCTGCTAAATATTCTTGATAGACAGCTTCGTCCGATAATTTCTGTTCATATATTTTAGTACCAGTTGCGTCAGAACCTTGCCAGATTCTCACATGACAAGTTGCACCACTTGGATTGATAGTTACACCTTTCAGATAGCAAACGCCATCTACTGATGTCGAACCACCTGTTACAGTTTTAACTGTAGCACTAGCTTCTGTATAGAACTGTTTTACGCCTGTTGGGCTCATATTTTTCTCCTAATTCTCTAAGCTCCCGAAGGAGCTTAGATTATTTATTATGCCAGGTTGTTATTTTGAACGTAAGTTACGGTCAAAGTTGCAACACCTGTGTCTGAAGTAGTGGCAGTAGAGTCAGTAAAGATTTTAACATCTGTACTTCCAATATCTTCCCACGCATCTGAGTCAGTGATTGTAGCTTGTGAAGCTAATTTAATTTTCTCTACTACAGTAACAACAATACCCGTCGCAAGTTCAGTTGAAGTTGAAGTTGTTCCAATGTTTAATGTAGATGAGTTATCCCACGCAGTTGTGACATATACAGACATCTCTACAATTTGACTGTTTGCAGGAATAACAATTCCTGAAGCAGCCGCAGTTGTAGATTGTGTAATTGCCGCAGACTGAACCATCAATACTTGACCAACATTTTTCATGTCAGTACCGACTGTAGTTCCAGTTGTGTCTTTAATTGTTCCAGCTTTTATTGGGCCGGAAAACGTAGTTGTTGCCATGATTAATACTCCTAGTTTGTGAATCTAGTCTCTAGGCCGTCGAGTATACGCGTCTAGATTCGGTTAATAATTGTATACTGATTTAGATATAGCGCAAAATTTAATTTAGCGCAAGCGATCCCTGCGTGAATGTGTGATTTTTGATAGCGCTTAAGTGGCTATCGAAACTTCAGCCTTAGCGTCGTTTACTTTAGTTTGAAGCGTATCTGCTTCAAATTCGCTGGCAATGATCTGCTTTATAACATCCTGGATTTGTCTATTGATCTCAATCATCCGGATATTATGTTTCCCTGACTTCAGGTGCTCGTGTTGCCACTCGAGTTCCAAGGACTGTTTCGTAATGTATAGGTCGTGTGTCATTTATAACTTCCTCATAAGTTATCCATTTACCACGGGTAAATCCATCTTTCTCCAGTTTTACCTTATTTTGTCCTAGTTTGTCAAGGATTGATTTTTCGACATCTTCAAGCGTATCTTTACAAAAGACATCCGTTTGACCAAAATAGCCGTTATAATTGATTCTTATGTGGAATTTCTTCTTCATATTTTCACCTTGTGTAATGAGTATAACATAAAAAAGGGCGGCTCGAAAGCCGCCCTTTAATTTTATTTATTGTTGTTAATGCTTAGTTATTAAGCACCTGTATTGCCATATATGCCACGCCAGTCAGACCAGCCGAAGCTGTATCTTTCTCTTGCTTTATATCTAACATTACCAGTATCGAAGTCGCCTTCCATAGCTGTTTTTAATGGTGCTCTAACGAAGTGTTTTAGTCCGTTTGGAACATCAGTTTTAACGAACCATGCATCAGTATCAGTTAAGTAGTGGTTCACAGTATAACCTTGTGGGACCATACCCATTGACTTAATTGCATTGATATCATTATCAGCAGTTCCAACTCTACCTTGGGATTTTAAAATCCTTTCAGCAGTAAATTCCAGTTCTTTAGGAATGATCATTTTCACTCCTTGAGCTGCAATTTTAAGTCCTCTTTCATCTTGGTAACCAGCGATATCAATTAACGCTTGCTCCAAAGATGTTTCAGACAAGTCAGAATAAGTAGTCGGTCTATTAGACTGATTACCATTCAATGTTGGGTGAGCGCTACTAACTAACACTACACCGTCTCCACCAGTATATCCGGAAGAAGCGGTTGCATTAATTAAAACGTTTGCACCTTTCACTTGCTTAGATGTTGCCATTGAACGAGCTAGTGCTTTTGTATAACGAGAAGAGATTCTGTCGTAGAGATTATCTTCGATAGCTTCTTCCGTTAAAGCGAAAGCTAATGCTACTGTTTCCATTGTGTATCTAGCTGTGTAAGTTTCCTGAGCATCGTCGTATTGAACGCCGGATCCTTCAGGTTTTACATCAGCAGTACCGAAACCAGATAACATAACTTCTTCTTCAAAAGCTCTGTCAGATGATTCGTTGTCGAATATCTGAGCTGCTTCGTTTTCATAACGTTTGTATTCCAGGCCGAATAGTGCATTCAAACCTGGTTCTAGTTCCTTAACTAGCTGTGCTCGTGATATTGCCATGTTTTATGCTCCTATTATGCTCCGACAACAAGTTGAGAATATTTACAGTTTTGCATAACTATAATATTCGCAAATGCTGCTGCGAAGTCGTTGTTATCAGGATCTTCAGCGGAACGTAGGATTCTCCAGTTTTTAGCTGTTGCTGCTATATTGCTATAGTCAGCATTTATATTTGATTTACCGCCAGTAGTAGTACCGGAAGTAGATGTAGGTATAAAGTTACCTGCGAGAACCGCTTTTCCAGCTATACTCGTTGGAGAAATAGCTGTGCTGAGCGCGATCTGATATTCCTGGAATGGGTTGTCATTAACAAATGCCGTGATGTTTTCACTATTTGCTGGTGCTGTGGAAGCTGGGTAGTAATTACTCCAAGTAGGTTTCAAAGTAGTTGCTGCATTGAAGAAACAACCATTTAAAACTCCAAGAAGATCACCTGTAGTCCCTGCTGCCGCAGTTTTAAGAAAACCACCAGTGCCTGCTGATAAACTAACGATCAACAGAACTGGTTCACCATTATAAATAGCTGTACCGTCACCGGTTTCAATTGTGTACTGAGACTGACCTTGAGTAGATGGAGTATTCCCCAACGTATTCGTAGGTGTAAGTCCGTAGCCCACAGTTTGTCTATTTGCCATAATGTTTTTCCCTATTCTTAGGTGTTTACAGGTTTCCCTGTAAACGGTTAAAAAAATTCAGTAGCGAGGATTGACCTTAAAAGATTGACTAAAAAATTAATCGTTCTTTTTTGCACCACCGAAACTATACGAAGTACGCCTTTGACTGCTCATTGGCATACTCGGATGTTGATCCTTTAGAGGTTCGTTTTCGACTGCTTCATTTTTATCGCGTGCGAGTTTTCTAAAATGCGCATCGCGTTGTTTAGCGATCTCCTCCGGTATTCTAGCCAACACTAGACCACCTACTCCTATGAACCCTTTATATCTCCCTGTTTCGATTGCTGGATAATTAGTGTCTGGATAGGCGTCAGCTCTTACGAGTTCCCATCCTTGCCTAAGTTGAGAGGTGATGTTTTTGACATCATCTACTCCCATCGTTTCATAACGAATCCATCGTTGTCGTAAACCAGGTGGACATTCTGGTGCATCTAAGTGAGATGAATTCACCCAAGTCTTTGGTCTTTCAGATTCAGACCGGACTTGTTGAGCACGAGGGGTTTTAACTTCTTCTTTTTTCATATGCTTATACCTCCTTCATGTGTAATTGTTTCGCATAATCTTCGAGTGGCACGTTTAACTTTTTAGCTATTGTAACCTGTGAAGGCGTGAGTTTCACAGTTCTGCGGCCAGGTTTTATGCTTCGTTGAGCTGATTGCGTCGCTGAAGCAACGATCTGTGTCGGTCTAGCCGTTTCTACACTACCACCTGTAGCAAATTTATGCGGAAAGTCAACCTTTATTCGTTTATCTATTTCTGCATAATATTCATTTGACTTAGGGTCGAACCCTTCTTTTTCAACTAGATCCTTATGAATTTCAAAAGCTGTAAAGGTCATCGCTCGGTCTTTTCCGAACCATGAATTTTTACCAGCCCATGCTTCTGCTTCAGGATCTGGAGGCGTTTCTTTTGGAAGCGCCTGTGGGGTTTCCCTATAACGCAAATGGTCCTGTTCATCAGGGACCTTTGGTTTTGTTTCAGAACGGTATTTTTCAGCAGCACTGAGTCTAGCTTCCTCAATAGACAAAGCAGCAATTTTTCTATTTGCTGCAACTTGTTTTTGAGCATCCCCTGCTTCAATAGCCGAGGCTAGTTCTCCTTGTGCTGAAGTCATACTTTCTTTAACTTTTTCAGAGAAAGCTTTGTCATATTTTTCTTCAGTGGTTTGAAATTGATCTCTAGTGATTTCAACTTCTCTTTTAGCACCGGCTGCATAATCAAGTGCAGCTTTTTCTCTGCGTTCTGATTCTCTGTATCTTCGAGTTAGTTTAGCGATTCTTTTATTAAC